TCTGAATTCCATTAAGATGGGTACCGATCTTCCGATTGTTAATAGAAAATTGAAAAGATATTTTGCATATAATGCTCCTACAACAGTGGGAGATTGTGGAGCGCCTATTAGCGTATTCGACAATTCACTTTATAGTGGTCGTTGCGTTATGGGTGTCCATGTTGCTGGCATGGCAAATAGGGCAATTGGTTATTCCTCTATTATAACTCAAGAAATGATTAAAAAAGCTTTGGATGAGCTTGAAATTGTTGATGATCAGTTTGAGACTGATTTGAAAGAGAGAGGTGTAGTCATGCAAGCTGGACACGAGCTACCTTTTGGAGTAGAAGGCAGTTTTTTATCTATTGGTGTGGTTGAAAAATCAGTAGTTATATGTCCTGTTACTTCATATTATCCTACTGATTTATTTGGGATAATCGGAGATTATGAGTGTTATCCAGCGCCTTTGTCTGCTGTGTTTAGAGATGGTGAAAAGATATTTCCCATGAACAACGCAGTCAAACCTTACGCAACACCTTTGTTGCATTATGAGCAACCATGGCTTGATCAAGCGATGTATGTTGCGATGCGACCTTTAACATCTTTAACTCGAGATTATTCTCGGAGGTTATATACATTTGAAGAGAGTGTTCTTGGCGTTCCTCAGGAGAAATTTAGGAGTATTCCTAGAGCAACTGCTGCAGGTTTTCCATTTGTTTATGATGTTAAAAATGGAAAAAAGGAGTTTTTTGGTGATAAGGAAGATTATGATTTAACTGGTAAACAAGCTTTAGAGCTTAAAGCACGAGTTGAATGTGGTTGAATCGGCAAAACGTGGTGTTAGATTATCGCATGTTTTTGTTGATTTCTTCAAAGATGAATTGAGGCCTAAGGCAAAAGTTGAAGCTGTTGCCACAAGATTGATTTCATCAGCGCCATTAGATTACACTATCGCTTGGCGCGTTATGTTTGGCGCTTTTAGTAGCGCCGTCATGAGGCACCACACGTATAGTGGTATGGCGCCTGGTCTTTGTGCCTATTCCGATTGGAGCGTTTTAGCTTCTCGTTTAAAGGAAAAAGGCAAAAAATGTTTTGATGGCGATTTTAAAGCTTTTGATTCTTCGGAACAACCTTGTGTTCATGAGTTGATTTTACAATACATTAACGAATGGTATAATGATTCTAAAGAGAATCAGTTAGCCAGGCAGGTTTTATGGATGGATTTGGTCCATTCTAGACATATTGGCGGTATGGGCAAGGATCAACGTTTCATATATCAATGGAACAAATCCTTACCTAGTGGACATCCGTTCACCACCATAGTTAATTCTATGTATTCGCTATTTTTGTTGGTGGCCACATATATTTCTGCTACAGGAGATTTGGTTGGCTATTGGAGTCATGTCACGTCTGTAACTTATGGAGATGACAATGTTTCTAATGTAGATGATGAGTTAGCTGAGATTTTTAACCAAGTCACTGTAGCCGATCATATGAGTAAGCAATTTGGGGTTGTTTATACACCAGGTAACAAGACTGGTGTTTTTGAAAAATATACAGAGTTGGAGAATGCTACGTTTTTAAAACGTGGATTTACTAAAATAGACAATGCTTGGGTTTGTCCTTTGGAAAAGGATAGCTTCTTATACACTTTTTATTGGTGTAAGAACAAGAAGCTAGAATCCAAGATAATTGTTGATGTTTTAGAAACAGCTTTGGAGGAGCTTAGTATGCATAGTGAGGATGTTTGGAATGAGTATGCGCCTAAGTTGGTTGAAGTTTTAGCCATGAAAGGTGCCATTCCTCGTTCTAAGTGTGAGAAAAAACAATACTTAAACCTGATCCGTAGTCGGACAGACAATTGGTATTAGGTTTTGGCATATACGCAAATTAATAATTTAGAATGAGTAACGATCACTTAAAATTTAATTTGGACAGGGTCATTTCCAGAACTGTAGCTTTTAAGCTTTACTACTCAGGGTCAGTATAACCCAGAGAATGATCGTTCTCTCATCTTGGTGTGAAATAGCCTTTGAGAGTAAAATATTTCACTTCAAATAATGATTTAGATTTAAAGAACGACCTTACGGTTTGTTCAGTTATTGATGGTTTAACCGTCAATTCAGTAGCAGAAGCTACTGGTGTTACAGAGTTTGAGAATGAAGCTTGTACAACGGTTGCTGCTTTAGGTGGCAACACTTCTTCTTTTTATCCTGTTTCTGGAGATATACAAGACATTACTAAATATTTTGCTAGACCTGTTCCTGCTGCTGATGGCACTATTCCCTTTGGTAGCATTGGGCGTTTC